GTAATTACCCAAGAGGATTATGAGGATACCCTCAAAGCAGCCAAGGAGCGTCTGGAGGCAATGAAACGAGTTGACAGTATAGAGTCAATGGAAACCATTGACAGTGCGGAGATAATTGAAGAGTCAGATGATTGATGAAGACCACGATGAACTCTTTGACCGCATCCGAGGAAACCTCGGCGAGCATTTTAGTAACTATATGTTTATAGTTATGGATGATGACGGAGATTTATTCTATGATTATACTAACCATAGGGTAGGACGTATGCTAATAAGCGAAACTAAATTAGATATGGACGGTGACTTAGATGCACTAGATATTATTTGGGACGCTGAAGCCGAAGAAGAGGAGGAATCAGATGGAACTGACATTTTCTAAGCACCCATTCCTAGCACCCCCTACGGACGAGGAGATTGTTCTCTTAGCAGAGAAGGATCCAAAGTTACTAGAGGCTTTGTACCAAGCCCACGAGGGTAGGATACAAGCAGCTGAGGAAGACCCTATACGATACGGATTTGATTTAGCCGGATGGGAGAGAATGAGAACCAGTCTCAATAAGCAGAATGAGTGCTTAGTTCTCGGCGGAAATAGAAGCGGTAAGACCACTGGGTGTGCGAAGATGGTTATGCAAGCCGTTATGGAGAACAATAACGGACACATAGTTTGCTTTAGTCAAAACGCAGATACTTCCGTGAAGGTACAGCAAGCGGCTATATGGGAGATGATGCCGAAGGAGTTCAAGCGAAAGACGAAGAGCGTAGATGGTTATATCAACTTCTCTATGCAGAATGGATTCACTGGAAGTTCTTTTATCTTTCCAGATACTAAGACACGTGTAGACTTCAAGACTTATACACAGTACAGCAACAATCAGACGATCTTAGAGGGTTTCGAGTTCGGCTTCAAGAAGCCTAGTGGCTTGAACCTAGGTGCGTGGTTGGACGAATACTTGGGGGATGCGGCGTTGGTAAACACTTTACGATTTAGATTAGCTACCAGAGATGCTAAGATGGTGATTGGATTTACGCCGATTGATGGGTACACACCTTTTATATCTGAGTACCTCAAGGGTGCCGAGACTTTACAGACTAGAAAAGCGGAGCTACTAAAGAACAAGAAGCTACCTATAGAGCAGTACAGTCCAGACAGAGATGCCGGGGTTGTGTATCTCCATTCGGACGAGAACCCCTTCGGCGGTTACGAACGTATAGCGAAAGACCTTCGGGGTCGCCCAGAGGAGGAGATTATGGTTCGTGCTTACGGTATGCCCGTGAAGTCAATGACAAGTCTGTTACCATTATTTAACACAGAAGTAAATGTATTATCCGAAGTACCCAATAAATACAAAAGAAGATTTCCAGACATCACTGATAAGTCCAACTATAGTTGTTATCAAGTGGTCGACCCAGCCGGAGCTAGAAACTATGTTGCAATCTGGGCTGGAGTTGATAGAGATAATAACGTCTTTATTAGACGAGAGTTCCCCGACCGTGATACATACGGAGAGTGGGCAATTTTTGGCGATCCAAAGTGGAGATTCGGACCAGCCGCGAAAAAGGTGGGGTACAACGTAGAGGGCTACGTAGAGCTCTTCAATGAAATAGAAGAAGAGCTAGGCATAGAAGTAACGGAGAGAATCGGGGACTCCAGATACTTTGCTAGAGAGAATGAGAACAATGATGATCTCTTCACAGCTTTCTATGACTTTGGTATGAACTTCATTCCTAGTGACGGACGCACAGAGGAGTTAGGGATCACGGCGTTGGACGAGTGGTTCAGTTACAATCCTAACGTACCAATAGATGAAGCCAACAAGCCTATGTGTTATATACACAAGGACTGCGGCAACCTAATAGATTCTTTAATTAATTACAACTCTAACGGAAAGATGGACGAACCCCTCAAGGACTTCTTTGATGTTATACGTTACTTACGTATGGCTAATTCCGGCGATGGTCCCGACCACATTGACGCTAGAGATTATCAAACTATAACATATACAAAAGGAGGCTATTAAAATGCCAAAGAAGAAATTAACAGCACTAGCAGAAGAATACGGCATACCTTTCGAGGAAGCCCTAGATTTAGTTTTCAAAGAACTAGAGGAAGAAATGGTTACCGGAAAGGGTAAGAACACTTGGGTCAACGATGACGGACAGAGAGTCCTAGATGAGTTCATCTCTATGCCAGTCCTTTACAGAGGACCGGTGTTAAGTGAAGCCCCGAACCCTATGTACATTATGGTTTATGTAAAGGAACTATCTAAGAAAGTTCCAGTAAAGGTACCATTGCGGTACAAGGGATCATTCTCAAATGGGAAGGTTGTATACCTCGAAGCTGACAACAGTACAGACAATCCTAAGTACAACTGGGTAAAGACACCTCAGAGGACTTACTAAGTTGATACATATGATATTATATTAAATAAACTATGCAAAGTGACTCAATTTCAGAAGCCCTTACTTACGTAGGGAAAGAGCCCGATATTAAAACTTTACGCTACGCCTATGACGAAACCGTTATAGAACTAGAAGCGTATTTCGATCTGTGCCGTACAAGCTACGATGACAGACGTAATTGGTGGGCTGGTAAAAGCCGTGACCACAGAAAGCACGGGTCGGACGCATTTCCTTGGGAAGGGGCTGCTGATATGGAGGCACACACTATTGATGAAAGGATTACTCGTCTTGTATCTTTGTTTATGTCTTCTCTTAATCGTTCCAATGTAAGAGCGTTTCCAGTTGAGAGTACAGACATTCCAAGAAGTAAAGTAGTATCTAGTTTCTTGAAGTGGATGGTATCAAGTGGATACATTCCACGCTTCAAGAAAGAGATGGAACTCGGAGCTAATTATTTATTAGAGCGAGGTATCTTGATTACTTACGTAGGTTGGCACAGAGAAGACCGTAGGTTTTTACAGCGTTTAGACCTTAATCAAATTGCTGAGATTGCCCCAGAGGTTGTTGAGCTAATTGAAGGCGGCGAGAACGATGACGAGTTAGTGGCTTTATTGGAAGCAACATTTCCGGGAGTCACTAAGAAAAGAGCTAAGAAAGCTCTCAAGGATTTACGCAAGACCGGCGAAGCCGAGTTACCGATAGTACGTAGACAAGTAGATGCCCCAGAGGTAAAGACACTTGCACCGGACGGAGACTTCTTCTTCCCTCCTTACGTTACGGACCCACAGCGTGCACCGTACTGTTTTTGGAAAACTTATTACACAGCTCAAGAGCTAGAGAATAAAGTAATCACTGACGGATGGGATGAGGACTTCGTAGAAACGATGATAGACAAATATCGCGGAGTAAACATTGATAGCATCGAAAGAGAACAAGAAGGACGTAGAAGTACATCCTTAACTGATAATGCTTACGAAGCAAATGAGTTAATTGAAATCGTGTACGGATACCAAAGACTGATTGATCCCGAAGATGGTTCCGAGGGTATTTACTGCACAGTCTTCCACAAGGAGTACAGTGAAGGCTACGCTAAGTTCGAGCTATTGAACGGTTACGAAGATTACCCAGTAGTAGTAACAAAACTTTCTGAAGATAGTAAGAGGCTCTATGATACTCAAACTATTCCAGACATCCTTCGCGGCATTCAGAATCAAGTAAAAGTAGAAAGGGACTCACGTATTGATAGAAACAGTCTAGCCACTCTACCTCCGATTCTTCACCCAGTTGGTCAAGCACCAACAGATTGGGGTCCCGGAAGGATGATACCTTACCGCCGAAAGGGAGATTTGGACTTTGCTCCAACTCCTCCTTCACCAGTTGGTTCCATTGAAATAGAAAAGACAATGGAAGCACAAGCGGATAGACTTTGTGGACTTGATGAAACATCTCAAATCTCACAAGTTCGTAAACAATTCTTAGTTGATAAGTTCCTTCAGCACTCCGCAGAGGTTTTACAGATGTGTTATAAATGCTTCCAGCGGTTTGGACCGGACTCAGTTTTCTTTAGAGTTACCGGATCGCCAGACCCCGTAGCTTTCAACAAGGGTAACCCAGATGAGAACTACGACATAATGATTTCATATGATGTCCTCAATTCGGATCCAGAGACTCAAGAGAAGAAACTTAATCAAATGGTTGCTCTCACGCAACTGGACCGCAGTGGTCGTATTAACATTGATAGCTTGCTCGATGCGGCTGCTAACAGCATTGATCCGGTACTTGCGGATCGTGTGCTACAACCTACAGAAGCAGCTCAAGAACAAGTTGTAAAACAAGTAACAGATGACCTCGCTAAAATCTTTGCTGGTATCGAAATGCCGGCACGTCCTAACGGTGCTCAAATTGCTCTTACTGTTATCCAGCAGTACGCTTCTCAGCCAGACGTTGCACAAAGACTTCAATCAGATGAAGCATTTGCTGCGAGACTTGAGAAGTACGCCGGACAATACACCTTCCAAATGCAACAAGCACAGAACGCCCAAATCGGTAGAGTCGGTACAGAGCCAGCTCAGATGGGAGACATTAACACACAAGGAATATAATATGGCTGATAATTTATCCGCACAAGGCTACGTAGCGAGAGCTGTAGCAAAAAATAAAGGTGCCGAAGAAGTGGCACAAATGATAGGAGTCAACGAAGGTGTAAGACCAAAAGCTTACAAGGATTCATTGGGCAATATGTCCATAGGAATTGGTTTTAACCTAGAGGACAAAACTAATCAACCCATCTTGGATTCATTAAATCTCAACAGAGAGGAACTAAAGTCCGGCAAGAGGTCATTAACCGACAAGGAATTATCTTCATTATATAGTTACTCATTGTCTAGAGCCATTAAGGATTTACAAAAGTTCGACCCAAATATTAAGAGCCGACCCAAGAATGTACAGATGGCATTGATTGATATGTCATACAATTTAGGATACAGTAAGTTAAATACATTCAAGAAGATGAAAGCTGCCTTAGAGCAAAATGATTACAGTACAGCAGCGGATGAAATGGTGGATTCAAAGTGGTACAAACAAGTAAAGACCAGAGGACCACGTACTGTAGCACTTATGCGTTCAGCAGCGGAATAATTTATGAGTTTAGAAAAGGACTTACAATCACTAGGTAATCACGAGCACTTTGCTCGATTCCTAAAAGTAGTAGCAGAGCTTCGGGAAGAAACCATTGAAGAGCTACATAACGCAAGCAACGAACAGATACAACAAATATCTGGACGCATTCTGACATACGATCAGATACTACAAATGTGCGACTGGAGAAAACTCCAAGTTCGTTTTTCTGATAGGCTTGATACATAAGTTATAATACATTTATCGCCATCGCTCGGCGTTAAGGAGTGCAAACATTATGTCAAACGAAATCACAGAGGGAGTCGCTGAACCCTCAACCGAAACAACAGCGTCACAGTCAAATATGTCAGCAGCGGATTTTGTAAACCGCCGCTTGGGGCAACTAACTGAGGAAACTCAAGAAGTGGCTCCACCAGTTGAAGCAACAGATGAAGTAACAGAAGAAACCGAGGTCGAGAGTCCAGAGGTGGAGACAAGTGAAGAAATCGTTGCTGAACAAACTGAAGAACCAGAAGGTTCTGAAGATGTTCTTTCACAGTTAGATCTAGATGATATGTCCGAAGACGATCTTCGAGAATTATCCGAAAAGCTAGGAAGTAGAGCAGTCGCTCGATTCGGTGAGCTCACAGCAAAACGTAAAGCTGCTGAAGCAAAGCTGAAAGAGATGGAAGCTCAACTGCAAAATAATAATCCATTAGAAACTCAAGAAGTAGCCAATAATCCCTACGCATCAGTAGATACGTTAGAAGGATTACAAGAAAAGGCGAAGGAAGTAACAGATGTCATAGAATGGGCAGAGGAAACATTATTTAATGCAGATGGCTACGGACCCGAAGATGTAGTAACAGAAGTTGAAGGCAAGGAATTAACCAAGTCAGATGTGCGTAAGAGTTTACTCAACGCTCGTAAGGCTCGTGATAAGTACCTACCATCTCAACTACAAACAGTTCAAAGAGTACAGCAGTCACATCAGCTCAAAGAAGCTTTTGATACACAAGCTGAACAAGAGTTGAACTGGTTACAAGGAGACGATAATGACGTACGCAAAAGCTACGAAGCTATGATTGGAGATCCTAGATTCGATTCACTACGAGAAAAAGCAGATCCAGAAGTTGCAGCTCAACTTAACTATCTGATGGCTCACGCAGCGAATAGTATTTATGGACGTAAACTAGTCAAGGAAGCTCCGAAGTCAGCTACGTTGACACCTCCCAAGACAGCTATTACAGCTGGGGCAACATCAGATAAAAAAGTGAATAAGTCCGTTAAGGCACTTAAAGACCTTAACCAACGGTTTAGACATTCTGGCAACAAGAGTGATTTTATAACTCTCAGAACACAACAAATTAAAAATCGTTAAACAACACAACCTATAAAATATTATGGCATTTAGTAATACATATGACACAACAAATACGGGATCTGGTGTTTCTAACAGAGAAGACTTGACAGATGTCTTGACAATTCTTGCTCCGGAAGAAACTCCAATCCTTTCATCTGCTCAAAAGCAGAAAGCAAACGCTACATTCGTAGAGTGGACAGTAGACGCATTAGCTGCTCCATCATCAACTGGTATCCGTGAAGGTGCTGACGTAGGTACATTCACTGATCAGTTCGCTGGACGTGCAAAACTAGGTAACTACATTCAGAAGTTCCGCCGAGACTACCAAGTATCTGATCTACAAGAAGCAGTTGATTCAGTCGGACCAGCTAAGATTGCTCAAGCAGAAGCTAAAGCAATTCGTGAGCTTAAACGCGACATCGAAAAAACTATCGCTGGTTCTCAAAATCGCACTGTTGAAAATGGTTCCGACACTCCTTACGCCCTTCGTGGTTTAGGACGTTGGTTAGAAGCTGCCGGAGCTGACTCAGATGTTCCAGCAGCATTCCGTACTCCAGCAGACAGCCGCTACACAGTTGCAGAAGCTGGTGCTACAGCATTCAGTGAATCAACATTGAATGATATTATCGCTTCTATCTTCAAAGAAACTGGTACAGTTAATGACCTAACATTGGTTGCTGACACTAAATTACGCCGCGTTATCAGTGATTTCGCTCGTGTAACTGCTTCAGCTACAAACAATGTACGTTCAGTAAACTATGACGGTGGAGCTGGTGAAATCAAACTTACTGTTGATTTATACCAATCAGACCACGGTATCGTTTCCATCGTAAACGGTAATCCAGATTGTATGCCAGACTTCGGTTCATCTGCTGGTGAGTCCGGATACTTAATCAACCCAGAATACGTTGGTATTCACGAGTTAATCCCAATGGGATCAACACGTCTACCTAACCAAGGTGGTGGTGAGCGTGGCTACGTGGATTGTGCTCTTACATTAGGAGTATATCACCCACAAGCACACGGTGTTATCGAAGGAACTGCTTAATCCTTACATTCGGTACGGGGGGCGAAAGCCCCCTATACCTTTTCTTTTTAACTTAAAACTATTATGGATATTATTACGGACTTACCAAAGAATTTCACAGATGATCAGATCGATGCAGCATTTATGCAAGAGATCAAGAATGGTTTCAAATTAGAAAGAGAAACAGAACACGAGAGAGTAGCAGCTGCCGCTAAACAAGCAGCACACCTAAAGGGCACAACGCATCCAGTACTAGGGAAACCAGTAGCCACTATGCCAGCTCGTGAGTTCTTTAGACTTACAAGTAAGTACGGACATAAGGAGGTACACTCCAAAGAATTTTTAAAGCACTACAATAAAACATTTGCTGAACTTAGTCCTAACAAAATATAATGAAAGAATACAACGTTACCTTAAGGGAAGGTTCCGATAAATCTTCAATTATGTCTATTTTTTCAAACGTAACTGATCCTTTGGTAGCAAGCCAAAGGGTTTTTAGTGCAAATATTGAAGAAGAGGATTTGGAGAATTATAGATCTAAGGAAGATATTGTTTCTATTGAAGAAGCTAATGTAGAAATGAAGGATGACTGATGGGGAGTAGGAGTATAACTTGCACAAGGCTTGCTAGAACAAGACAAGCTAGAGGTGTCGCTAATTTTTCAAATGGAAATTGGGGTTTGATACGACACACCAATGATTCCAATCCTTTTACTTCTTTATCGTACAGTGGTACGGAATCTTATACATACACTTATGATGATACAAATGGTCAAGGTGAAAATGTAGATATTATTTTTATAACATCTGCTATGATATATACTGACAACGCCGGTTATAAGACCGGTGGGGTAAGTAGAATACAGCAATATCAATGGAAAAATTTAACAAGCTCTCCAACCAGTGTTACTGTAGATTACAGCACAAGTGCAAACAGAAGCGAACACTCAGAAGCCGTAGTAGCTTGTGCTTGTCATAATGCTTATGGAGCTGCAACAAAAGCGAATATATATATTATTCCTAAAGATCAAATAACAAGTTCATCTCACTATTGGGTGCTACCTAAATTGTTTCACCAACAAAAAGGAAACTCAAATCCAACTATTGTTATAAATTCATTTGGTCCTAGAATTACTGTATCACAAGTAAAAAAAATTCTATTCAGAGGAGATGATTACAGAACACTTAATGGTGGAAAACCTATGGAAACTGGATTTTTTGGTGGTTTAGAGCCCACGGGATTTTTTTCAAATGCAGAAGTTAGGCTGCCTCAAACTGCTGATGATGCTTTAATAAAAGAAATGACAGATGCTGGTGTAATTCACTTTATGAGTGCCGGAAATTCAAGAAATAAATTAGATGTTTCTGGAGGAGTTGATTACAATAATTCTTATTTGCGTTGGTCTAATGGTGTAAATTACTTTACAAATAGACCAGCATTTGCAAATGAAGGAAGTATTATGGTTGGTAATTTAAATTCGTGGTTTAATGACGGAAATACAACTATTAGCGACAGTGGAGATATGAAAGAAGTTTGTCCACTAAATGGTGAATTTATTTATTCTAAATCAAATCGTGGACCTAGAGTAGATTGTTACGTAGCTGGAACCGCTATTCCTATAGTAATTCCAAGCACATCTGATCATACTGCGACTACTAATTATTTTGCTAACGGAACTTCTTTTTCTTGTCCTACTTTAGGAGGATTAGGTGCTTTAGTTGCATCTAAATATCCAACGACTACTTCAGCACAAATGCGAAAGTACTTTAGGGAAATAGCTGTATCGAGTGCATCTATGGGGGATAAAATAGTGCAGCCAAAAGTAAGTGATGGAGATTTTGGTGATCCTAGATATATGGATCCATCTGTATCTCAGAACTCTAATTTAAAAATAACATATGTAGATCCAGCTTTATCTTATAATACATCGGCTATAAGTGATACTAGTATTGCGTATCCTACAGAAACACTACAGCCACTTCCTACACCAGATCCTACACCGGATCCTACTTTACAGATAGATTATAATACTAGAATGAAAAGTTACAGCGGAACCGGAGGACTAAAAGAATTAATACAAGCATTAGCTGGAGTCAGTTCTTTTACAACTGATGAAGAAACAAAGATACTAAGTTTCGTAAATCGTAGAGCTGCTGAAGCTTACAACTACAGTCCATCTTGGTCTAGATATTTAATAGTATCAGAAGAAAGAACACTAACTTCTGGAAATATAATACCTCATTCACAAGATAATAAAAACGATATAGTTGAATTTATTCGCATTCATAGGACTCAAGCGTTTCAAAAGAACTCAGCGTTGGAGTACGGTTTTTATGTGGATGCTAACGGTGCTAACATTTTAAATATAACTAACGACAATGATACGTCAGCTTTTGTAACATACAAAAAAGGTATCTCTACAATCACAGCCGATTCAACAAACATTCCATCAGAGTTCTTTTATTTTATAGCTCACGCATCATACGCAGACTTTTTACGTATGGACGGTCAGCACGGTAAAGCTCTAACAGAAGAGCAGTCAGCTAAAAATTACCTAGACATCGAGTTAGAGAAAATAGATATAAGAAACAATAACAACACAATAAATAAGAAATTTTCAACTTACGTCAATCGACAAAGTCGTTGACACTTAATGTAAAATACTCATATGGCAAATTCATTCGTAACTAACCTTTATCCCGTACCAAGTGGAACAGCTAATGACCACAGATTGACAGTTGATGCTACCGCTGGTGGCGTTCTGTTCTCTGGAGCAAACGATGACAACACAGATGCCTTCGATGCACTCACTAAATATATCGCTATGGATGTCCAAGATGCTGATGTATTTATGACATTCGATGGTAGTGCACCTACAACATCAAACGGTCACAAGTTATTCGCTGGTAGAAGTTATACCTTCAGCAAAGAGGCAGCTGTCAAAGCTAAGTTCATTCGCTCTGGTGGTACTTCCGCAAAGATTCACGCATCTCAGTTTACTAACTAATGTCTTCCGAACAACTAGCTGACGGAGTCAATCCTTTGGATGCTGAGTTGGCGGCAACTTGGGACGTACTTAAAGGATACTCTGGTAGAGATACCGATCTAGGAATAGCTCGTAGGTTCGGTGGTGCCGCAGCTGCGTACTCATTGCGAGATGTTGGTGCAATGAATGGAAGAGTTGTAGAGGTTCGTAGAGATACTGGAGGTGGTGCTGGAGATAATGATGTGGAAGACTTTAGTGCTAATCAAGTATCTAGTGGAGCAGTTGAAGCATTTGTCGGAGGAAGTAACAGTGGATTTGTTTCCAAGTGGTATGACCAAAGTGGAAATGGTAGAGATATGGCTCAAACAACCACAGCAGACCAACCTAGAATTGTAAACTCTGGGACGCTAGAAACAATCGGAGGAAAACCTACTATAAAATTTTTAAATGTAGGAACTAATTTAGGAAGTACATTTCTAGAAGCAACACCCATATCTGGAGGGCAAAATCCCTTCACCCATTTACTTGTAGCTAGTTCTGAAAATACTGGAGCTACTGCTCAGACTTTTGTAGGTGGCAGTGGAGTTGATTTAAGATTATCCACACTAGCAATGAGAATGCGTTCTGGGAATACAAATAGAACTGCCGAAAGTAATACCTTAACATCAAACACTAATTCATTGTTAGTTTATTTAAGAGATTCTTCAAGGGTTCCTAAAATGTCTTTAGATGGTAATAATCTAGAAAGTAGACCAAGTGCACCAGATTCTGGCACTGATAATTTAAATTCAATACTAGGTGAAAACTCTGACGGTGCATCAAACGACACCTTTGGTTTAGCTGGAACTATATCAGAAGCTATACTTTATACATCAGATAAAGATGATTCATCTGATTTAAGCGATTTAAAAACTGATATAAACAATTATTATAATATTTTCTAAAATGATCCAAAAATATTTAGTTTACGAAGATTATGAAACCACTTTAAATAGAGCGGAGGTAGAGGGTAAAGCTATGGACTTACCTTTTTATAGTTTAAACTTATCCGTTAAAAAAGGTTCTAGTAAATATAGAACAGCTCCAAAAGAATTATCAAATGGTAAGTGGTCATTAAGAGTAACTGATTACATATCTTTAACTGAAGACGAGAACGCCAGTACAGTATCGTCTGTAACATACAAAGTTACCGAAGAATAATATGGAAGATATAATTCAAAGATTATCAGCATCTATGTTTGGTACTTGGGCTAGTTTTAGCTTACAGAGTATAGACTCTTTGGCTTCTATATCTTGTTCGATTCTTGTTAGTGTTTTAACCGTAATATCTATTTATAAACTTTTAAACAGTAAGTAAAAATGTTTGGGCTCGTTACAATGTTACTCACTACTTTGGGGGCAACTGGAATGGGCTCAATGCTCAAGATAGTTGGTGGGATTGTACAAAGTATAAATGATGCAAAAGAGGCAAAAGCAAAAAGAGAACTCATTAGGGATATGTCTATGTCTAATGCAAATGTTGAGTTCCAAAAGGCAGTATTCGGAGAAGTTGATAAAGACACCTCTATATTTGCTCGTGCTACTCGTAGGCTCATTGCTCTTATCGGGATGCTTAATTTCGCAACGATCTCCATCTGGTGTACGTTGTACCCCAACATTGAACTCATCACCTTCACTCCCCCAGAAAACAAAGAAAACTGGGACATATTATGGGGACTCATATCATTTCCATCTGGAAGCGATCTCACCACATCGATTAGTACTGGACACATCTCTTTAGTAGCTATTACTACATTAGGAGCTATCATTGGTTTTTACTTCACCCCCGGAGGTAAAAGATAATGGACAAAGAAAAAGCAAAAGAGATTCTTGTAGAGCACACAAAGGCTCTCAATGTGCTTCTTAATAATGAAGGAGTTAAAGATACTTCAGTAAACGTAGATGCAGATGAAACACTTGGATCTATAGAAGACAGAGAGGAAAAGTTGTCTTGGATACAACAAGCTTTTAGGAAGGTACAAAAAATACCAGCTGTAGAAACTGTTTCTAACTTAGGAGTTGCTGGTACAGTTGCCGTATCTTCGGCGGTTGTAACTCAAACAGAAATTGCTAAGGATACTACAGAAACATTTGTAGCTGAAGTCGCTCAAGACATTGTAGAGGAGCGTATAGAGGTACCTATATTTATAGATAACTTCGTAGACTTCGAGGAAGTGTACTTAGATTGGGGACAACAAGTTATTGCTCAGAAGTACGTTGATGCTCACTCATACGCCGAGAATGTTTCTTCTGAGATTCAGAGCAAGGTTGCGAGCGGCGAGATTGAGGTTTCCGAACCACAACAGACTTCTCAACCAACTGATGAGACTTCGGACACCAAACAAGGAACCTCTGCTTCTTCCAATAGTTCTTCCTCCGAAAAGTCCTCTCAAAGCGATCAGCCACAACAAACTGATAAATCATCAGAGTCCCAAAGCCAAGAGCAAGAATCAAAGGAAGATAGTTCATCAGAAGAAAGTGAAGAGGTTAAAGAAAGCGATTCAGAACAAGGTAAAGAAGATAAGCAAGAGAAAACCCAAGAACAGCAAACTGAAAGTGAAGAGCAATCTCAAGAAAGTGAATCATCCTCTGAGACTAGCACAGAGTTAGAAGAAGTCAAGCCAGAATCTACACCACAATCACAATCTATGTTGGAAATACCTCAAGTGGAAACTTCGATTGATGACAGTAGCAGTTTTAGACAAGTATCACCAACAAATTAACTATGGAATTTTTTAAATATATATTTTCAAATTACGGAACTGACGTTCTCAAGATGACACTTGCTTACGTTGGTATAATATCAATAGTACTAATGTTCTTTCCTTTCAATAAGATTGTAGCATTTTTCAAAAGTATAATAACAATAATAACCTCAGTATTTAAAAGATGAGCCACGAAATCACAACACGTCCCCTAGCTATAGTAGAACCCAATTATGATTGGGATGATACAGTATCAATTACTTACAGTGGTAATTATTTTAATGTACCGTCTATCCCACAGTGGACATACAGTGAGTTCGATGGACTGTATTACGAAGGAGTAGAATACAGCTGGGGTGAAGTAGAGTACAGACTTTCCGTTGATTACAACAGCGTTCCGGAGCCAGCAGAAGTAGGTGCATTTATGGGTTTGGTATTTGCTGGTTTTGTTATTTATAAAATTTTAGAGGGCAAAGGTATCAATGTTAAAGATACTGTATGCGGAGCAATCAAAAAAATATACAACAAAATAACCAAATAATAACTATGGGATACGGAAAACCTAAACCTTATGCTGGGAAAACCAAGGGTGGTGCACCCGGTAGGAAAACAAATAAAACTCCTAGGAGAAGAAAAAGTGTACGGTAGAATGATATCAGTTGTAGTCCTTGGTAAAAAGGACAAAAAAGGTGCGTGTTGCCCAGCTTGTGCTGCCGAGATGGAAGCCGAGCAAAGCAGACGTAAGCAACCTAATTACAAAAGAAGGAAGGTATAATGGCTAAAATTTG